ATGGCTCGTACCACCAAACCGCTTTCGGCAACGGAAGTTGCCAAAGCCCAACCCAGAGAAAAACTGTACCGCTTGTATGATGGTAACGGGCTTGTGCTTAACATTTTGCCATCAGGCACCAAAACATGGTATTTGCAATACAAGCATCCATATACCCAAAAATCTGATATGTACAAGATTGGTAACTATCCAGCAACCACATTGTCGGATGCACGCAAGATTTGCCAAGATTGTCATGCATTACTTGCCCAAAACATAGATCCCAAGCAGCACGCCAAGCATCAGGCTGAAGTCAAACGCATTGCTTTGGCTAATGATTTTCGTTCCGTGTTTAATGAATGGCTCAAAACTCGTGATTATGCAACAACAACCATCAATAAGTTGCAGACTTATACTGCGGAGTTGCTGGCAGTGATTGGCAACAAGCCAGTTGATCAAATTACTGTCATGGATTGCATGGCAGTATTGCGACCAATTGAGCGTTCTGGACATCTTGAAAAACTAAAAAAGATACGCAGTTTAATTAATCAAACAATGGCTTATGCCATTGCAACAGGGCGAGCCCAGCACAATCCAGCGGTTAGTTTGACAGGTGTTTTTAAATCACCAAAGAAAAAACACAACCCTGCCATCTTAGACGAAGCAAGACTTGGTGAAATGGTGCAGGCAATGGACGGCTATCATGGTTCATTTGTTACCAAAAAATGTTTAATGTTTAGCCTGTATACCTTTGCACGACAAGGCGAGATTCGCAATCTAAAGTTTGATGATATTGATTTTGATACAGGCACTTGGCATTATACACCATCTAAAACCGCAAGCAGCACGCAGGTGCAACTAAGTACACCACTATCCACACAAGCACTAGAAATCATCAGGCAGCTTCGAGACCATCACCGTGGTGATTATGTCTTTGTGTCGCCAAATACAACCTTGCGACCAATCTCAGAAGGACTGGTTAATAGGGCACTTCGGCGATTGGATATTGGTAAGCACGAGCAGACAGCTCACGGTTTTCGGGCAATCGCTCGCACCTTGCTTGAAGAGAAATTTAAATATGATTACCGCATGATTGAGATGCAGCTTGGCCATCAAGTGCGTGATAGCAATGGTAGGGCATATAACCGAGTAAAGTGGATTGATGAGCGACGGCAAATGTTGCAAACATGGGCAGATTTTATCGATGAGCTAAAAAACAAGCCCCTTGATTAGGGGCTTTGATTAGGCACTTTGTTGCTGTGTCAGTTTGTCAGCAAGGTAGGCTTGGACTTCGTGATACCACCATAGCGAACAATGACCATCTTTGTGGCTTTGGGGGAATTGACCAGCTCGCATTCTATCATAAATCGTCGTCCTGCTAAGTTTTGTCATTTCGCATACATCATTAATTCTAAGTCGTTTCAGTTCCATATTTCTCTCCTGTTGGTAGTTGTGTAATCACTTCGCCAGTTTTTATATCAAACGGTACGGCGTATTTCCAACGATAATCAACCCCTTTATACCCTGAATTATAATCACCAAGTAACTGGGTAATACAATCTATAACCTTGTCATCGCTATTGGCATTAAACCGCTTTATAATATCTTTTTCACAATCCTTATCACTTACAAGGCAAGGTACATATTTATTATGCTCAAGCAATGCTGCAATAATCGCCCTAGGCTCAGGCTTAGCAGGTGGCTTTTCAAACTCCACGCCATATAGCTTTTCAAGCAAGGCGTGGTTTTCTTCAGTGGCGTGAAGAATGGTTAGTAATGGGTCGGTTGGATAATAAAATCCTTCGAGGGTGAGAGTAAGCTCTTTAACACCCTTATGGACGCACAAAGGGAAGTCTGTCCCTCCACTTAAGTTCTCCAAAACTTTGTAAACTTCCCTACCCAGACTAGGACAATAAACTTTATCGCCTGCTTTAAATTTTTTCATCTTATCCTCCTAAACTTTTTGACATCAACCACCACCCATTTGGCAGGGCGATGGCTGATGAAAGACCTTATTGATTTGTGGCTTGGAATGTGCCGATTGACACATTAAATTGCACACCCAGCTCTTCTTTGATTATGCTGGTGAACTCTTCTAGCCGATTTCTCTCAAGCAATGCGTGCTGTTCGATACTGATTTTAAAATACGGTTTATTGCCATCTGTTGTGATGGACATTCGCAGATTGACAGTTGTTGGGGGCAGGCTCTCATAGCAAGCATCAAACAAGCCAAATCGCACGGGCATATTTTCATCTTTTGTTTTGGCAGATACTTGCTCAAGTTTTGAGCGTGATTCGCTTAAATCTTGGATTTGCTGATTGGCATTGACAGAAGCGGTGATGTCAATATTTCTAAGGGCGTTAATCGCATGAGAAATCTCCACCTCCTCGCCTTTTGCGTTGTACGCTGTCAATTCTGGAGCATAATCAACCACCATCTCAATAAATTTACGATGACAATGCGTGCGACCGTTGTTATCAGTTAGCATCTGATACACGGGCGTTTTTTGTGCCGAAATGTTGGCGGTAAAATCACAGCGACCCATCGCAAAGCCCTGCTCGTTGTAATTTAACACCGCTCTGGCACCGATCTGCTCTGGATTGATAAAAATTTCTGTACTCTCGGAGTTGCCGACTCGTTTTACATAATCGGCAAAATCTTTGACATGGGAAGTGAAAAAATGCCCCCTTTGTCTATCAAGCCCGTTTTGATATGGCTCAAGGCTTGTGATTTTGGTATGAATATTGTGTGCCACAGCATTGATATTATCCTGCACTGTGTAAGTTACAGGTTGGGTGAGTGTTGCTGCTACGCCAGCGTCTGATAAATTTTCAAAAGCCTTAATCATGATTTACTCCTTAGGCAAAAGCTGGTTGGGTTTTGGTGTTTTCGGACAAATCAAGCACATGATTGTCCTCACGGCTGATGGTAACGGTGCCGTTTAGATTGACATACATTGGCGTTTCGGTCGTGTGCTCTTCTGAACGACTGCCACGGCGTGTCGGCTCTTTGTAAGTCAGCTTATGCTCGACACGCACCTGACGACTATCGCCAATGGGTGTAAAGACAAGTTTTAATACCGCCTCGCCTTTTTTGCCTGTGCTGATTGCACCATCGGCAACATCGCTGATGATTTGTGATAGCATATTTTCAATGCTACCGCCGCCAAGATCGCCGATAAAGCGGTTTAGTTCGGTTGGTTTTGCCATGGTTTTTCTCCTGTGTTGGCTAGGGGGTTTAATTTTTGCTGCACCGCTTTGTTCATACGCCGCCTGTGCAGCTTTTTGGCTCGTTTTAGTTTTTTATTCATTGACTATTATCCAGTCTGTATCGTGCGATAGTACCCAGCTTTGTTGCCACTTTACCACTAGGTACTGCATGACTATGTGGTGATTTTGGATATACAGACGGTGAATGTGGGTAGCTGTTGGTGTCATGTTAAAAAGGCATATCATCGCTGACTGCTCGCTGCATTGATGTTGATGGGCTAGGCATGACATTTGGCTGATAGACCGCTTGCTGATTGCCCTGTGCTTGCATCGGCTGATGATAGCTTTGATTGCTCTGTTCGGGGCTGTTGTCATTGGCAGAGCCAAGCATGACAAGTTGTGATGCCCTGATGTCTGTGCTGTAGCGTTCAATGCCCTGATTATCCGTCCATTTGCGTGTTGCAATCTTGCCCTCCAGATAGACCTGCATACCTTTACGCAGCCATTTTTCGGCAATCTCAGCCAATTTTCCATTTAGCACAACTCTATGCCATTCTGTGGTTTCACGGCGGTCGCCTGTTTTTTTATCTGTCCATTTCTCGCCAGTTGCCACAGAAATCACCGCCATCAAATCGCCGTTGTCAAACCGCTTGACATCAGGATTACTGCCAAGTCTGCCGACCAGAATCGCTTTATTTACACTCATGATAACTCCTAGATAAATTGATTGTTTTTGAGCCGTTTAATCAAATCCACCGCCATGCCACACGCCTTTAATAACCCATATTCGCCGTTTGTTTCGATGGTGCGGTGTCGTATGCTGCCGAAGTGATACCGCTGCATTTTGCGGTAGCTGTCAATCAGGCTGTCGATGATTTCGTCAGCATTATCATCGCCATACTGTCTTTGGTGGTGCACAATCGGGTCTGTGTCAATATGCAGCGACAATCGCACTGCAACATCACCCCAGCTGACCGCCTTGGCTTTGGCAGCCCGAGCATTACGGCAGATGCGATAATCGTTGTAGATGATAATCAGCTGATAGTTGCGGTTCATCAGTTTTTTTAGCCATACATAGTCTGCCTGTGTTTTTGTGTGTATCATTGCTGTTTTTATGCCAATGTGCTTGTAGTGCCACATGATGCGACTTGCTACGATTTCGGCTTCTTTTGGGCTTGCAGCAGCAACCAGCACGACAATTGGTTTAGTGTCCGACATCATCATCTCCTGCATACAGCTGCATGAGTAGCTCATGGGCTTGGGCGGATTGTGTCTCGTCAATGCACCGCATGGCACAGTCGCCTTGGTATATTGCCAAATCGTGTATCATTCGGCGTAGACCAGTTTGTGCATTGATGCAGTTGGCAAGCGTCATTCCACCAGCACCACCGATTTTTCTTTGTACCACGCCAAACCATTCTGTTTCATTTTCACGATAATAAATCACATCAAACGGCAATAATTCATCGCCCTCGATAATGGTGTCATCATCACTGTATCTGTTCAGCTTGCTCATGCGATACAAGATGGCATCAATGATATCTTTGTTATTTTTTGTGGTCATGTTAGCCTCGTGTGCAGTTGATTTGATAGCCGTCTTTTTGCCATGATAGGCATTCGGCATAATCCAGCTCGGCTTGCTTGTCAGCTGCCCAAGCACAGCCATAGACAACCAGCAGACTCATGGCAACAGTCGTCGACAGCTTCATAAGACTTTCTATTAATTGCGTATTCATCAGATACTCCTAGTGTGATTTTTCGGTATCGTAGCGGTGTTGACACATGGCAAATATCTCGCACAGCATTGCCCGCTCTGTGGGCGAAACTTGCCTATCGTCTATCTGCACAATATGATCAATCAGCCAGCCCAGACCAATAACTGCCGCACCCAACGACCCCAAATCAACATCACCAAGCGATGTACTGTGATGATAGCCAAGCAGGTGAACAATGATATTGCTCTTTGCTCGTCTGCCATGCTCAGTACTGGGGCGGATTTGCCTCAATTGACGGCAAATGCGTGGTATGATGATGGCGTTGGACTGATTTTGGCTTTTGGTCATTATTGATATTCCATTTATTTGCTTGAGATAAATTATAGGAATACCGTTATAAATTGTCAAGACCTTAGCATTAAAAATATTGGCAAACCATTATATTATTTTTTGTAATTATTGATTTTTAAGGATTTTTGGCATGAAAAAACCGCCCATGTAGGCGGTAAAATCGGATAAAGGGCGATTTTGATTATTTGATTAGCTCAAAAAAGTCAGACTTGTTTAAACAAGTTTTTGAGTGCGTGCCACAGCGAGCCTCTGCCAAAGTTTAGCCACTGCGATAACGCACACGACCGATGATAATAAGGCTTTCGCCGTTACTTTCGTCAATGATTTTGTCTTTGTACTGGGGGTTGTCGCTGGTTAGTCGCAATACACCACCGCCTTCTTTGAATATGCGTTTAATCATCGTATCACCGTCCAAAAACAACGCATACACTTCGCCTTCTCTTGGCTCTATGTCTGTAATATCAATGCCAACAGCATCGCCATGGTTGATATACGGTGCCATAGAATCACCTACGGCATATATCATCTTGAAGTTTTTTGGATTGATACGGCGATAGTGAAAAAAAGTATTATCAAATGGCAAGGTTTTTTTTAGTGGTTCAAATTCGGCATAGCCTGCACCATCGCCACAGCAAAATCGCACATCATAAAACGACACCCAAGCCTGATCACGCCATTCTTCAATCTCCTCATGGGTGATGCCGTTCGGCAGTCGAGCGATTATTTCATCAACCCGTGCTCGGGCGGTTAGTTGCTCGCCTTCGCCAGTGGCAAGCCATTGGGGGTTTACACCAAAAAGCTCAGCAATCTGCACGATTTTAGCCGTGCTTTTACTTTCGCCACGCTCTAATGCACTGTAAGTGCCTTGAGCCATGCCGATGCGTTTGGCGGTGTCTGCTTGGGTAAGCCCTGCCTGCTTTCGAGCTTGTTTTAGTCTGTCTTTGAGTTCCATGGCACACCTCCATCTGACAAAGACGGTTTGTTTCTAGTATGTTTCTATTATAACGGCTTGCCGATATTTTTTCAATGGACGACCAATTTTAACACTTGACATTAAAATCGGAATACCATTATAATGCCGATAAAAATTATTGGAGTACCATTTGATGGCAAAACCGTTACACTCAGCAGAGATTATCCAAAAACTCATTAATGAGTTTGGTACACAGATTAAGCTCGGCAAAGCCATCGGCATTAGCCAGAGCACGATTGCAGGGTGGTTAAGATTGGAGCATGGGATTAGTGAGCTTACCGCCCTAAAAATCGAAAAAATCACCAATGGCAAGTTTCGTGCAGTCGATTTATGTCCACGCCTTGCCGAGCTGGACAAATGATAAAAATAAAACCCATCGGAGGCAACCGATGGGCAGTGTACTTTTGATAGTAGAAGGTAAAAGCACAATGTTATTTTACGCAATACACGCCAAAAAATCAAGGGGTAAATCATGACAAATAAGAGAAAACCACTTGATTTTGAACACATTCGAGCCCAAGCAGCAGGCAATTATATCGACCGCATTTTTCCTGCGGTGGGTATCACCTTTGCCAAAGCACCACACCTGCACCAGCCTTGTCCGCTCTGCGGTGGCAAAGACCGCTTTCGCTGTGATGATAAGGATGGTACGGGTTCGTGGATTTGTAATCAGTGCGGAGCGGGCAACGGCTTTTCTCTTGTGCGTGAGTATACGGGCAATGATGCTTACAATGCTCATGCCTTGATTGCCGAAGTGCTTGGTATTGATGGCGACAAGGCAGTCAGTGAAGCGGACAAACAAGCATGGGCAAAAGAGCGAGCCAAGCGACAATCAGCCGACAAACAAGCCAAGCACGAATCTCGCAAGGTGGCTGCAAATACCGCATCACAACGCTGGCAGACGGCTGTTGCCGCCAATCCGCATCACGGCTACCTCGCCAAAAAAGGCATACAGTCCCATGGCTTGCGTGTGGATAAATTCGGCAATCTGCTCATACCGCTTTATTATCATAACACCAACACAGGCAATATCACCCTGTGCAATATCCAGTCAATTGACAAAGATGGCAAGAAACTTTTTATTAAAGACGGCTTAGTCAGTGGGGCGTTTTATACGCTTGGCGATGTACTGTCCAGCGATACGATTTTTGTCTGCGAAGGCTATGCCACAGCAGCAAGCATCTATGAAGCAATAGGGCGACACCACCCTGTCATCGCCACTTTCAATGCGGATAATATGGTCAAATGTGCGTCCATTATCCGTGCATTGTATCCACAGCATCGCTTGATTTTTTGTGCCGATGATGACAGGGCAACCGCCCAAAAAACGGGCAAAAATGCAGGCATTGACGCAGGTCGGCGGGCATCAACAATCGCTCAGGCTGAATACATCAGTCCTGATTTTGGCGATGATGACCGCACTGCCACAGGTGAGCTTACCGATTATAACGATTTGCACATGGCTTTTGGCATTGAGGTTATCAAAGCCCAGTTGCTCCACGCCATCAACCACCCCAAGCCGATTGCCAAGCAGCAAGACAAGTCTGCCATCACCATTGAAATAATGCTAAAAGATTGTGCTCAAATCGTCAATGACCGCAAAGGCTCGATGACGAACAAAATCTATCATGAGCCAACTTTGACAGATTATACGCTGACCTCGTTTTCTCGCAATTTTGGAAAAGAGCTTGCCAAAATTTGGCTTGAGCACCCCAAAAAGCGACAAATCAACCAAACAGATATTGACAAACAGCGACACGAAAACGCCAAACGAGCCTTTGGTTATATCTTTGAAAATTATGTCTATATTGCAGGCACCAAAGATGTATACAACATTGAAGACAACATTCGTCAAAGTGTAGAGAGTTTGAGGCTGGAATATCCAAATGACTTTGATATGTGGAACAAGTCGCCTGACCGCCTAAAAGTCAAGGCGGAAAATATCTTTTTTGACCCAACAGAGCGGCGTTCAAGCAAACTTTCCGTCCCTTATATCAACACATTTAAGGGCATGGCACTGACAGCAGCTAAAGCACCACTTGACGAGCTGGCAGAGCAAGCCAAACCATTTCTTGATTTGCTCAAGCATTTGTGCAATGGCAGCGAAATTTATACCAACTGGGTGCTAAATTGGCTTGCCATTCCTTTACAAAACCCCGGCACAAAGATGGATACTTTTTTGTTATTTCATGGTCATGTGCAAGGTGCTGGCAAGTCGCTATTTTTTGACAGAGTAATGAGCCGTATTTATGGTGATTATCTGCTGACACTTGGGCAAGGGCAGCTGGACAGTCAATATAACGACTGGGTTGAAGGTAAGCTGTTTGCTGTCTTCGAGGAGATTTTCCAAGGCAAAGAGCGTTACAGCCAAGCAGGCATGGTAAAACAGCTAACCACAGGCAAAGATTTGTGGATTAGTAAAAAGTTCGTTAGCGGTTGGAAGCAGGATAACTTTGTTAATTCGGTGTTTTTGTCCAATGACGACCACCCACTTTCAGCAGATGAGGTGGATCGCCGTGCTTTTGTCATGTACCCCAAGTCGCCCTTGCCTGATGATATCAAAAACAGGGTATCGGCAGCATTGGGCGATACCGATGCTGCAGCATTAAGGGCGTTTTATGCGTTTTTATTAAATAAAGACACAGGTGAGCAAAATCAACATACCCATGCGATAACCACTCCTGACAAGGAGCAATTGATTAATTTGTCTCGAGCGAGCTGGGAGAGGTTTTATAACGAGTGGAAACATGGCATGATACCCAATGTGCCGTATCAGACTTGCACTAGCCAAGATATTTTTGATGTGTATCGGGCGTGGTGTGGTTATAACAACGAAAAAACCACCACCCAAACCAAGCTGATGACTTATCTTGGACGGCGTGAGTCCAAAGAGCTGGTGCGATTTGTTGATTATATTTTTGGCATTAACAACCAGACCGAGTCTTATGTCGTGCGAGCAATGGTACTTGTAATTAATCTGCCAGAACCCCAAATAGGCGAGATGGCAAAAAGTCGCCAAAAAATATTGAGTGATGAAATATATAATTTTCGCAAAATGATAAAAAAATACATACCAAGAGGCAATTAACACCAAAAACCTTTGCCAAATAGCCAAACCTTTGCCAAGTCAAAACCCTTGCAATCACTAGCATTGCAGGGGTTTTGTCAATAGTGGCAAGGGTTTGGAAATTTTTTTGCCTATATATTTATTTTTTATTTTATAATTTTTTTTATTCTATATGATAAAATAAACCCTTTCCACCCTTGCCACCCTTTCCATATTATTCTAAAGTATAATAAAATCAATATCTTATACAATGAAATAATGGCAATGGTTGTGGCAAAGGTTTGAAATTTTTGACAAAACTCTTGCCAATCCTACATAATCGCCCAAGATTATTTAGGAGAGTCTCATGGCATACCAAAGAACACCCAAAGCCCACCTTGTTGCCGCTGCCGAAAGCTATGCAGGTGTCAGCCCATTTGCTGATGCTTGTTATCGCTATTATTTTTATGAATGCAAATTAAGCCACAAAAGACTGCTATCAGCGATTGCCACAGAATTTGACGAGTACCTTGCCAGCATACCAGCCAAATACCACCAAGCCATCATTGCCACCGCATTGCTTGAGCTTAGCTATCCGACCAAGAATCCAGACCGTCCAGCATTCACCGCCAAAGATCGTGCCGTATGTATGGGTGTCAGTCGCCGCCAGTATTATCGCATCGGTGGGCATGGTGCCATTGATAATATCATCAGCAATATCATCGGCATTGCGATGGTTGTTGCCGCCAAAGTCAGACGACAGCTGGGCAAAGATTTTTAGCAGGGCGATTAAAAGGCTTGACAAGATGGCACACTATTTGCTATCATTTTGCTATGATAGCCGTTTGGTATAAATAATCGGCAAATAAACCAATTTACACCCCAGTGATGACAGTATCGCTGGGGTTTTTGTTTGATAGTCATGAAATTAACAACACTTAAACCACGACTAAAGCCAGCCGCATCACACCAACAAAAGCCCAGCTGGGGCAAAAGTCGTGGCGGACGACCTTGGCGACGATTGCGTCAGCAGATATTATTGCGTGATAGATACACCTGCCAAATCTGCCACAGAGTTGGCGGCAGGCTTGAGCTAGATCATGTCATCAACAAGGCAAATGGCGGCTCGGACAATCAAGAAAATCTACAGATTTTATGCCACGACTGCCACCAACAAAAAACCAAAGCAGAAAGCATGGCGGGGGGAGTCAAACAAATTTTCACATGAGTTTGCGGACACCATCCCCTGTCCCTTTTATAAAAAAATTTCTGATTTGGGGAAAGTTTCCGACTTTTCCTGATGGAGTTATTTTTTAGGAATATTAAACAATGGCGAGATATGATAAAGAAGAATATGCCAAAATGATGGCAAAAGGGGCTGATTGGCTAGATGCCATGCAAGCCGCTGGCTATGATGTAAGCAATCAAGAATCAGCAAAAAGACAAAAACGCAATCTTGATAAAAACAAAGGGTTACAAAACCGAATCTCTGAGCTAAAACAGCTACAGGAGCAAAAACAAGCCAACCAAGCAACTGATGCCAAGCCACCCAAAAAACTAAGCCCCAAAGAATATCTAGAAAGCGTGTATAACGACCTAGCCCAAGACCCAAAAATGCGAATGCAAGCAGCTGTTGCTTTGCTGCCGTATACAGAAAACAAAATGGCACAGACGGGCAAAAAAGATGACGCCCAGCAAACCGCCCAGCAATTATCAACCAGTGGCAGATTTGCCACCGCCTCACATCAGGGCGACTTCTTTGCAAGTGTCGTTACACAATAATTGGCGGTAAAAATGACAAAAGCGTATGAAATACTTAAGTGCTGACGGCACAATAGCTGAGCTTAGCAGTCCTGCCGACAAGCAAGGCTTGGTATATCTGATAATCAACAATGAGCAAGTTGCCATGAGCTATGATGCGTTTATCGCACGATTTTGCCACATTGCCTGTGAAAAAAGGACAATCAATGAGCCACGATATCATCAACAAACCTAAGCACTACACCGCTTGTCCCTCTGGCGTTGAGTGCATTGAGATAGCGGAGCTGTTGCCGTTTTGTCTTGGCAATTGCTATAAATATCTGCACCGTGCAGGCTTAAAGGGCGACAAAAAGCAGGACTTGCAAAAGGCTCGATATTATGCAAAGCGAGCCATGTTTAATGGTGAAACCATGCCAAGCGTGGCAAAAGCACGACTTTGCTATGTTGCAAGCCATAAAAATGCCAACAACGCCGCTTTGCTTTGGCATCTTGGGCGATGGGACGCTGACAAAAACGGCGATTTTGCCCGCCGCTTTATTAAAGAATTGACAAAAGAAATTGACTTGGTAGATGACAATCCAAAACAAAAGGAGCGAAAAATCATCGGCTATCGCATAGGTTTTTTGGGCTATGATTTGCCCGTCTATGACGACAGTCCAGACCAAAAAACAGACTCGAGCAAACCACAGGAAACTTAGCATGACACAGCCAATTTGGACAACCGCACTGCCCAATTGGCAGGAAAAAATCATAAAGGGCGACAGTCTTATCCCTTGTTCGCCACTTTTTAAGGCACCAAGCGAGATTGCTTTGCGAGTGTTTAAAGAGCTAAGACTCGTCGATGTGCTGGGTTGTCCAAAAATCGGCGAGGTCAGCAAACAATGGGTGTTTGACTTTGTGGAGGTTATCTTTGGGGCGTATGATGCAACTGCCAAAAAACGCTTGATTAAAGAATTTTTTCTGCTCATCAGCAAGAAAAACTCAAAATCAACGCTAGCAGCTGGCATTATGCTTACTGCACTCATATTAAACGAGCGGCAGTCGTGCGAGCTTGTGATTATCGCCCCGACCAAAGAAGTCGCCAACAATTCATTTAACCCAATGAAAGACATGATAAGGGTGGACGGCGAGTTGTCCGCTCTTTTTAATGTCTCAGAGCATACCAAAACCATCACGCACCGTGCCACACAGGCGACCTTAAAGGTTATCGCTGCCGAATCGGATAGCCTAGCAGGGGTGAAGGCGACTTATGTGCTGGTTGATGAGCTGTGGGTATTTGGCAAACGCTCTGGGGCAAGCTCAATGTTACAGGAGGCAAAAGGGGGATTGGCAAGCCGTCCAGAGGGCTTTGTGATTTATCTGTCTACGATGTCGGACGAGCCGCCAGCAGGGGTGTTTAAGGAAAAATTGGACTATGCTCGTGATGTGCGAGATGGCGAGATTGACGACCGCCGATTTTTGCCCATCTTGTATGAGTTTCCCAAAAGTTATATCGAAAATGGCGACTATACAAATCCTGAAAATTGGTACATCACCAATCCCAACCTTGGGGCATCGGTGGATTTGGAGTATTTGACCGATACCATCAGCCGAGCCAAAGAATCGCACGACAAAAACACGCTACAAACGGCACTTGCCAAGCATCTGAATGTCGAAATCGGTATCAGCCTACGAGCCAACCGCTGGGCAGGGGCAGAATTTTGGGAAAAAGCAGCGGGCAGTTTTACACTTGATGAACTCATCGAAAAAAGCGAGGTCATCACCATGGGCGGTGATGGCGGTGGTCTTGATGATTTGCTGGGCTGTGCGGTAATCGGCAGGCTGCCTACGCCAAAATACATTTATACCGATGACTACAATGTCCGCCACGAAGTCAAGCAGTGGTGGGTGTGGGTCAAAGCGTGGTGCCACCCGATTGCGTTGGAGCGTAGAAAGCAAGACGAGCCACGCTATCGAGACTTTGAGGCAGATGGTGATTTGGTCATCGTGAAAAATATCGGTGATGATGTTGCCGAATTTGCTGACATTGCCAAAAAGATTCATGACAGTGGTAAGCTGGATAGAATTGGGCTTGACCCTGCTGGGGCGGACGATATTGTGATTGCGTTGGAAAGTATCGGCATTGCAAGGGAGCAGATTACAGGCGTATCACAAGGCTGGAAGCTGGGCGGTTACCAAAAGGTATGCGAGCGTAAAATCGCAAGCGGCGACTTGACACACGCAAATCAGCCGTTAATGGCGTGGTGCGTGGGCAACGCCCGTGTCAAGCTGTCAGGCTCAGGGGTTGCGATGAGCAAGTCCGAGAGCGGCAACGGCAAGATTGACCCTGTCATCGCGATGCTTAATGCTGTGGCACTGATGAGCCAAAATCCTGCCTCGCCAAAAAAGGCAGATGCGGCGGTTTATTTTTGAAGCGGATTGACAAAGGGTATGCTGGTTTGTATAATTATACCTATCTAGCCCTTAGCAGTAAGCCTTTGATGTACATATTCAAAGTGCCGAGCCTTAGGGCTTTTTAATTTAAGGAACATTATGACAACCGCTGTATTCATTGATGGGGCGTTTTTTGTTAAACGCCTTAGGCACTATTCGCACCAAAAGCCCAGCACTCAATTCATAACCACCCAATCATGCGATTGGGTTTTTATTTGACAAAGTAAAAATGCTGGGAATAAAAAACGGTCAAATGACCGCTTTTTGCATGGCTGGGGTGTGGTTTAAGCCAAGTCTGCCATGGCTAGTTGTGCTAGGTAGTTGGAACGGCTTTTATACAGCGACTTATGGGCGTTTACTTTTTCGTCAATTTTGGTGATTAAAAACTGTGGCAAAGTAATATTGACTTTGTGCGTACGCATATCATATTTGGATAAATCCACATCAATCCATGCCCACATGCAGCCGTCGTATTCAGGATTGGCAAGGTGCTTATTAAAATCCTGTGGCAATGGAATGGGTTCACCATCTTCTGCCAAGCCCTCAAAGTGCAAATCAATAAACTCATGTGCCATTTGGTGCATATCGGACAACTCATCACAGCAGGTTGCTCCATTTTGGACATCAGGAAATAAAATGGCATGGGCGACTTTGTCGTCATTGGATTTTAAAACAGCGATTGGGTATAACATCACACTCTCCTAGTTTGGCAAGGGCAGAAGGGCTAATCGCTTAGCCCTGCTTGTCTCATAATGCTTTTAACAGTCGGTAGTGGTATATCTTTTCTTGGGTGGGGTACTGTTACCTTGCCCTTTTTAGTGGGGTGTCTGAATTGTCGATGACTGCCACTGTTTGATTTTACCTCGTACCAACCATCTGCTTTTATGAGTTTAATGACTGCTTTACTACTTGTCATTTTTATCCCCTTGCTGATTGTTGGTGTGTTTATTATATACCTAGAGTTATAATTTATCAAGCACTTTTTAAAATATTTTCATTTGACAAAGTAAAAATGCTGGGGTATGATGTGTATAAGGTGTCAGAACCGAACAACAAAGCGTTATCCACAAGCGAAATCTGTGGTTTTATTTTGCCAAAAATTCCACTCCTAGAATTCTAGGACTGCAAAAATCCACTGTGAGAATTCTCACACTGCAAAATAGCCCTTTCAAATTCCACTTCTCAAATTTGAGAACTGCCGATTATGTTAGGGGGGCGGAGAAATAAGGTGGCTTGCCACACGAATAATCCCAGCCGTCTTTGTTCGGCTTCTGAACCCCCTAGCACCCTTTACAGGGTAATTTCAGAAAATAAACAAAGGAGTTCATCATGAACGCATTAACCATTAATGCTCAAGCTATCAGCCAACTTAATGGCTTATATTCTCTTAATGATTTGCATAAAGCCTCTGGCAATGAGAAAAATCATCAGCCATCAAACTTTATGGCAAATAAGCAAACCAAAGAACTTATCACCGAAATTGAAAGTGAAAACACCATTGCCTACCACACTATCAATGGTGGTCATAATCGTGGCACTTATGTCTGTGAGGAGTTGGTTTATGCTTATGCAATGTGGATTTCTGCAAAATTCAATCTGATGGTGATTAGAGCGTTTAAGGCACTAAACACAGGAGCTATCCCTTGCCTACCCAAAACCACCCCAGCCGACCGCCGCCTATCTGCCACCCAAATCGCCCAAATCCGAGCGGCGGTCAAGCAGGTAACAAGCACAGGGGCGGTCAGCTATCAGTATCTGTATCATGCCATTAATACAGAGTTTGGGTGCAATGTACGCTACCTAAAGGCAGAGCAGTTTGATGATGTGATAAAGTTTATTTGTGGCTTTTCTGTTATCACCACCACCCATAGCGAGACGGCGGACTACAATGCCTTTTGGCGGACGGTAGGGCTACTAGAACATGACAGAATCAAAGAAGAAATACACGATTTGCAAAAGCTCGTTGATGTGGTAAGCCATAGACTACTTAAACTGTCAAAAGGCACAGGGCTGTTATTTGATGCACTCAATGAGCAAACCACAGGCAGCCGAATGCCTGCCAAACAACGATATGAACAAGCCCGAGCGTTTCTTGACAAACAGCGGTGTCTTGATCAACAACCCAAACCCACTTTGTGGCAGACCAATGTTTGAACGCGGACAAATCAACCATCTGCGTGGCAATGCGATGATTATAAGCCACTAAATTATTTATCAATAAATCCAGCACCCTGCTTGCCTTGCAAGTGGGGCGTTGGTGTTGGAAAAACCATGAAACTAACCAAACCCCTCAAAAACGCCATCACAGAGCACGCCCGTGATGAATATCCCAAAGAATGCTGCGGCTTGATTGTGCGTAACATGACCAAGATTGACTATATCCGCATGGACAATATTAGCCCTGACCCTGTGGGTGGATTTGAGATTGACCCTGCCGAATATGCCAAGATTGAGTCTGCCTTTGATATTTGTGCGATTGTACATTCACACCCAGATGGCAGTGCCGAGCCATCAGAGATTGACCGTGTACAGATGAGCTTACATGACATAGATTGGGTGATTTGTGGCTTTGGTAGGCACGCTTGCGGCGAAGAATATGCCGAAATTAAACGGCACAAGCCCAAAGCCTATCAAGCACCGTTAATCGGGCGAGAATATCATCACAGCGTGCAGGACTGCTATAGCCTTGTGCGTGATTATTATCAACGAGAGCTAAATATCCATCTGCCAGACTTCCCACGCCTTGATGGCTGGTGGGAAGATGCCAAGCATGAGCCGCTTTATGAAAACAACTTCACCAAGGCAGGATTTGCACAAGTGCATGACCTACAAAAGCACGATGTTATCCTATGCCGAGTCGGACGCACCGAGCATATTAACCACGCCTTGATTTATCTGGGCGATGATGGGCAATTAACCAGCGAAACCGCCACGCCCATCACTGGCACAAGCCTAATCCTGCACCACCCACACGGCAGGCTAAGCGTGCGAGAAATCTACGGCGAAAGCTGGCAAAAAAGGGTGGCGATGGTGGTTAGGCATGGGCATCTTGCCAAAGAGCCACTGCCTCCATGATGATGATATTTTTGGTTTTGCCTGATTGTTTGGCAAGCCCATCAAGCAGCTCGGCAAACTCAATCGGCACTTTAAAGCCAATCGACTTCACCCCACGGCGAGCATCGCTTTCTTTTTGGATTTGATTGCGTGATTTGGGATTGGCAATAACTTTTGGCAC